CAAGAAGAAGACTCAAAGTGAAACAGTCGCCTGGGCTAAAAAATTAGGATTTGGACCTCCTAGGTTTGAGTATTCAAACGACAAAGAATTCATCTCCTCCCTTACTCAGTGCATTAACTATCTTAATTTCGATATTCCCAGAAGACAAAGAATCAATACAGAATTAATAATAGCTCAAGCTATAGTTGAAAGTGACTATGGTAGATCAAGGTTCGCGCGCGATGGACATAATTTATTTGGCATAAGAGTATGGTCAAAAGAAGGTATGTTACCTTATAGACAACCTGAATCAATAGATTGGCGTGTAAGAGTATTTAAAAATAAGTGTGAATCTGTTAAATACTATATTGAAATTCTAAATACAAAAAGAGTATACGCTGAATTTAGAAGAGTTAGAGAAATTACAGTAAATAGCGATCCTATTGCAATGGCTAAAACTTTAGATAATTTTTCTACAAATAAAGAATACGAAAAACATGTAATTGAGGTTATAAGAAGACTAAGAAATGAATCTAAGTAAAAGTTTTACATTAAACGAATTAACAAAGTCGCAAGAAGCGACAAGACTTGGTATAGATAATACACCAAATGATGAACACATATTAAATTTAAAAATACTTTGTGAAAATATATTACAACCTATTAGAGACTTTTACGGAATGCCTTTGTCCGTGAGTTCTGGATATAGATCAGCGGCACTTTGTGAAGCTGTAGGTTCTTCATCTAAAAGTCAGCATACTAAAGGTCAAGCAGCAGATTTTGAGATATTTGGTATAGCTAACAAAGAATTAGCTGATTGGATTACAGCTAATCTTGAATATGATCAGTGTATATTAGAATTTTGGAACGAGAATGAACCTAATTCTGGATGGGTACATTGTAGTTATTCAACAAATGGCAATAGGAAGCAATACTTGAAGGCTCAGAAGATAGGTGGTAAAATTGTTTATTCACCAATGGAGTAAAAATGCCAATAGGAAGATCACAAATACCGCAACAAATTGAAGGTAAGATACGAGGTGCAAAGCCATCAAGGGCTATGCTTAAATCTAAAAGAAGAAAGAAAAAATAATGGGTAAACTTTGCCCAAGAGGAAAAGCTGCGGCTAAAAGAAAATTTAAAGTGTACCCTAGCGCGTACGCGAACATGTATGCATCAGCCGTTTGCTCTGGTAAAGTAACACCTGGTGGTAAAAAAAATAAGTCTCAACAAAGAAAAGCAGTATCTAATTATAAACAAGGTGGCGTTGCTAAAGGTTGTGGAGCTGTAATGGAGAAAAGAAGAAAGGTAACTAAAAAATATTAATATGAGTTTACGTAAATGGGTTGCAGAGAAATGGGTAGATATTGGAACTAAACGCAAAGATGGTTCCTTTGCTCCTTGTGGAAGATCTGGAGGAGAAAAAAGAAAAGGATATCCTAAATGTGTTCCTTTAGCTAAAGCTAGATCAATGTCAGAAGGTCAAAGACGTTCAGCAGTTGCAAGAAAAAGAGCAGCAGGAAACACTGGTCCTAAACCTAAAAATGTTGCAACATTTGCAAAAGAAGGTGCTTACATAGGTAAATTTATAACAACTGAATTTGATGGAGTAAAACATTCAAATGAATCTAAAGTAGATTATTATGGAGATTTATTAAAATAATGCCTAAACCTAAAATAATTTTAGATATTGCAGAAAAAGCTTTTCCTAAAGCATCTGAAAAAGTTAAGAATTTTTTTAAAAAAACATATGATGATATGCGCATTGATATGTCAGAAGACTCTGCATTTGAAGCAGCTAAAAAAGAAACAAGAGACAAAATTAAGATAGAACCAGAAACTAAATTTAAAGGTGGTTCTATTAAAAAGAAAGTTAATAAAATGTTTGTTGGAGGAATACCAGATCCTAGTACAATCATATCAAAGCTTTCAGCAGCTTCACCACAAGATTATATTGATTATAAAACAAATACCGGAAGTCAAACTTCCACAGAACCAGAAGAAAGAACTGGTTATAAAGCAACAGAGTTTAAAACTACAGTAGAAGAAAAACCAACAGAAAAAAGTAAAGGTGGTTTAATTTATTCTAAACCACATCAAAAAAAGTATTATGGAGATTTAATATAAATGGCTACTTCAGGAACAACAACATTTAATTTATCTATTGATGAGATTATAGAAGAATCTTACGAAAGAATAGGTATTAGATCTAATTCTGGTTATGACATTAAATCAGCTAGAAGAAGTTTAAATATATTGTTTTCTGAATGGGGTAATAGAGGAGTTCATCTTTGGAAAGTTAAATTATATGACCAACCATTGACTACTGGTCAAGCAGCTTACACAACACCTAGTGATTGTAGTGATGTTTTAGAAGCTTATGTATCTACTTCTGGTGGTACACCAGGAGAATCTACAAACGATTTATCTTTAACTAAAATAGATAGATCTATGTATGCTTCTTTACCTAATAAAGGACAAACTGGACAACCTTCTCAATACTATGTGGATAGACAAGTAGATCCTATTATTTATCTTTATCAAGTTCCAAATAGAATTCAATATACACAATTAAAATATTATTATATTTCAAGAATTGAAGATGCAGGTGCTTATACTAATGATGCTAATCTTCCTTATAGATTTATACCATGTATGGTTTCAGGACTTGCTTATTATCTAGCACAAAAAAGGTCACCTGAAAGAATTGATTTATTAAAAATGGCTTATGAAGATGAAATGAAACGAGCTTTGGATGAAGATGGCCAAAGAACTAGTTTATACATATCGCCACAAACTTATTTTCCACAAGGATAATTTATGCCAGTATTTGCTAAAGGTAAAAGATCGTTATCAATATCAGATAGATCTGGTATGCAATTTCCTTATCTTGAAATGGTTAGGGAATGGAATGGATCATGGGTGCATTTTTCAGAATTTGAAGCAAAGCAACCACAGTTAGATATTAGGTCTCCAGGTGGAGATGCTCAGGCATTACAATTCACAAGACCAGATGTAAGACCTGGTGGTAGTTGTGATGTACTATTAGATTTATATTATTGGCCAGGACAATATGTTTCAAATGGAATGCAGCCAGGTATAAGTGGAGATATTATCAATACAAGAAGAGCAGCTTACACAGGTGTAGGTGAAGTAACTATTAACATAACATAAAATGACATACGCAGAGTTAGTACAAAAAATTAGAGATTATACAGAAGTAGGTTCTGAAGTTTTAACAGCTACTATTGTAGATGGTTTTATTAGAGATGCTGAATTTAAAATATTTAGAGAAGCAGATGCGGACTACGCGCGCGAGTACGCGACATCTACATTTACAGCTAATAATAAATATTTAGCATTACCTAATTCGTCTGGTTCTTCTGGTACTAATAGTTCTAGAAGAGCTTTAATTGTTCGTTCTGTTGTTGCTACAAATACATCAGGTATTCAAGTATCATTAGAACCAAGAGATGATACATTTATAACAGAATATAATTCATCAGGATCTGCTGGTTTTCCTAAGTATTATGCTACATTTAGAGAAAATGCTATTGAAGTAGCTCCTAAACCAAGTTCAAATTTCGTAGTAGAATTAGATTATATTTATACTCCAGATGGTTTAAGTGCAACAAACACAGAAACTTACATTTCTATTAATGCACCAGAACTATTATTATATGCATGTTTAGTTGAAGCTTTTGCATATTTAAAAGGACCTATGGATATGTACAAACTGTATCAAGAGAAGTATAATATGGCATTACAAGGATTTACGTTAGAACAAACAGGTAGAAGACGTAGAGACGAGTATCAAGATGGAACGTTACGAATTAAAGTACCGTCACCATCACCATAATAAATTTATAGGAGAATAATTATGACATTAGGTATAGACCAAGCGGTTTGTAATAGTTTTAAATCAGAACTATTAGGAGCTGTACACGATTTTGATTCTGGTTCAGGACAAGTTTTTAAATTAGCGCTTTATCAATCAAACGCAGTATTAAACGCTACAACAACTATTTACACTTCAACTAATGAAGTTGCAAATACTGGACAGTATACAGCAGGAGGAGGAATACTTACTTCTCAACAAGTATCATTAGATGGTTCAGTAGGTATAGTAGATTTCGCAGATTTATCTTTTACAGGAGTTACATTAAGTGCACTTGGTGCAGTAATATATAATTCATCAGCAAGTAATAAAGCTGTTTGTGTATTAGATTTTGGTGCTGTTAAAACTGCAACATCTGGAACATTTACAATTCAATTCCCAGCTTTTACATCGGCAGCAGCTATATTAAGAATAGCTTAAGGAGGAATTCATGTCGGCTCCCTGGGGTTCAGGCGTATACGGTATAGGATACTGGGGAGAAGGCAACGAAGACGCTACAGTAACATTTGAAGCGTGGGGCCAAGGAACGTGGGGCGCTAATGCTTGGGGTATAGGCAATGTTACTACAGCACTTACAACAAATATAAATTCAGTTGTAATTGCAATTGATAATGATGTTGCGTTAAATGGAAATCAATTAAATTCTACAGTTAATATAGTTTCAATTACTGCTGATTCTAATTTAACATTATCTACAAATTTATTACAAATAAGTTTAGGTAATGAAAATACTTCTGCAGATGTTGCAATTAGTTTAACAACTCTAAATTTATTAAATACAACTATTGGACCAATATCTATCACTGCAAATGGTAATACTTCTGAAATAGTAGTAGGTGATTCCATGAATTCTGCAGTTGGAACAATAACAGCTGATGCAGGATCTTCGTTTCAAGTAACTGGTAATCAAGCTAATGTATTAATAGGAGATGAAGTTCTTATTGGAAATGCTTCTGTTACTTTATCTACAAATTTATTAAACACAACTACAGGCACAGCTACAGGCGATGTAGCTACTGTTATTTTAACTGGTTCTAGCGTTTTAACTAGCACAGGAACAGTAACATTTACTATTGATGGATCTGTTACATTAACAGGGGTAAATATGACAGCTTCTACAGGTCGTTTATTTATTACAGCTTGGGCAGTTATTGATATAGGAGTAACTAATAACTGGGGTGTTGTTGACATAGCCGCTTAATGAAACTAAAATTGATTATATTACATAATTTATAAGAATTTTTATGGCATCATCATATTCTACAGATCTCAAACTAGAGTTAATGGTAACAGGGGAAAACTCTGGGACTTGGGGAGATAAAACAAACTCAAATTTAAATTTATTACAACAAGCTATCGCAGGTTTTCAATCTATAGCACTTACATCTACTAATACAACATTGTCAATGACAAATGCTACTATTTCAAATGCAAGAAATGCTGTTATAAAATTTACTGGAACATTATCTGCAAACTCTACAGTATTTGTAGAAACAGGAATTGAAAAAACTTACATTGTTGATAATGCAACAACAGGTACTTTTACATTAGCATTAAACCAAGTTGGAGGATCTTCTGTTATTTGGGATGCAACTGATAAAAGTCATAAAATAATTTATTTAGATGGAACAAATCCTACTGATATAGGAAATGATTTATCTACCATCAGATTACCTAATCAAAACGAAGTTAGGTTTGGAGATGCAGATAACTCAAACTACGTGTCATTAAAAGCGGGTGCAACAGTTGCATCTAATGTTAGTTTTACATTACCTAACACATTACCTTCATTTAATAATGCTCCTATTGTTGTAACAACAACAGGTGTTCAAAGTTTTACAGCTTATTCTTTACCAACTGCAGATGGTGCAACAAACCAAGTATTACAAACTAATGGTTCTGGAGCTGTAACATTTGCTACAGTATCAGGCGGAGCAGCTTGGCAAACAGTTAAAACTACAAACTTTGTTGTTACTGCAAAAGAAGGTTATTTTGTAAATACATCATCAGCTGCAATCACAGCAACTCTTCCAGCTTCTCCAACTCTTGGAGATTTTATTTCATTCGTAGACTATGCTGGAACTTTTGACACCAACAATTTTACTGTAGCTAGAAATGGAAATAAAATCCAAGGCGATGCTTCAGACTTAACGGTGGCAACAGAAAGAGCAGGATTTACACTTGTATACGTTGATGCAACTCAAGGTTGGCTATTACAGAATAATTAAGGAGGTTTGAAATGACAACCTTTAAAGAAATACGTGGCACTACAGTAGAGTCAGTATCATCAGATCCTACAAATCCAGAAATAGGTCAGATCTGGTATAATAATACAATTGGAGTTTTGAAAGGTTATCAAAGTATTGGTGGAACTTGGGCAGCTGGTGGAAGCTTAAGTACAGCTAGAGTAAATATAGCAGGTGCTGGTACTCAAACTGAAGGTTTAGCATTTGGTGGTAATAATCCACCAGCAGGTGTTCAAAATGCTACAGAAGAATATAATGGAACGTCTTGGTCACCCGGAGGAAATTTAGCTACTGCTAGAAGACAATTAGCGGGTTGTGGAATTCAAACAGCGGCACTTGCATTTGGTGGTTTAGCACCTCCTGGAGTAACTCCGCAATCTGCAACAGAAGAATATAATGGTTCTACTTGGGGACCAGGAGGAAATTTAAATAATGCTAGAAGAACATTAGCAGGAGCAGGTACTCAAACAGCTGGTTTAGGTTTTGGTGGTTATAATGATGGTCCAGGTAACTCAAATTCAACTGAAAAATATGATGGTTCAGCATGGACAACAAGTGGAAATTTAGCTACAGCTAGACGTGGTATAGGTGGAGCAGGAACTCAAACTGCAGGACTTGCTTTTGGAGGTACATCTCCAACTGCACAAACCAATGCTACAGAAGAATTTAATGGATCAACTTGGACGGCTGGTGGAAATTTAAATACTACTAGAGCAGAAATGGCAGGAGCAGGAACACAAACGGCAGGTTTAGCGTTTGGTGGAGATGCTTCAGGAATTACAGGAGCCACAGAAAAATATGATGGATCAGCTTGGACAAATACTGGAAGTATGTCAACAGCTAGATTTGGTCTAGGTGGAGCAGGAACTCAAACTGCAGGTTTAGGATTTGGTGGATATACAACTGTTCCAACAGGTGCTACAGAAGAGTTTACAGATCCATCTTTTGCAACAAGAAAAATAACAACATCATAACATGACAACATACAAAGAAATTTTTGGTAAATACGTTAAGAACTACAGTTCAGATCCAACATCCGATGCTGAAGGACAAATTTGGTATAATACTACTTCGGGAACATTTAAGAGTGTTTTATCTTCAGGGGCATGGAGTAGCGGATCGCCTTTACTTACTGCTAGATTTGAATATGCAGGTGTTGGTACTCAAACGGCAGGACTTGCTTTTGCAGGTAAAACATCACCTTCTCCTGGAGTTTTTACTAATGCAACAGAAGAATATAATGGTTCAGGTTGGGGAACAGGTGGTAACATGGGAACAGCAAGATATGTACTTGGTGGAGCAGGTACTCAAACAGCTGCTTTAGGTTTTGGTGGTTATACATCAGGATCTGTTGCTTTAACTGAAGAATATGATGGCTCAACTTGGTCTCCTGGTGGTAATTTAGGAACAGCTAGATATAATTTAAGAGGTGCTGGTACACAGACAGCAGGTTTAGCTTTTGGTGGTGCAACTTTTCCTCCAACTACTGCTAGAAATAATACTGAAGAATATGATGGTTCTGTTTGGACTGCGGGAGGAAATTTAGGAACAGCTAGATATAGTTTAGCAGGAGCAGGCACACAAACAGCTGGTTTAGCTTTTGGTGGTGGTTTAAATCCTGGAGCTTCTAATGCAACAGAAGAATACGATGGATCCGCTTGGACAGCAGGTGGAAGTTTAAATACTGCAAGAGTTTCTTTAGCAGGAGCTGGAATTCAAACTGCTGGTTTAGCTTTTGGTGGAACTTTACCAGGAAACACAGCAGCTACAGAACAATAT